CATGATTTCCACCTACTAAATAAATCCATTCTAGGGATTTAACAAAATGCTCTGACAGCATCCATGATTCTTTTGCTGTTGTTGTTTGATTAGCATATAATCTGGCTAGTCTACCTATCCAATTATTTTGGATGTCTCCTAAGTTACCAGCAAACATTCCTTCTGTTTCATTAATTAATTTAGTTAGTCCAAATATTTCAGATAAATCAGTTCCATCATCATCAACATGGGGATCTCCAAAATGAGCAATCCCTATAGGACCATCAATGTTAATGTTTATATTTACTAGCTTTTCATAAAAATCTCTTTTCTGTTTTACCTTAAATTTTTTAATTCTGTATTTAATTAAATCATCAATATCCATTTCCTTATTTGGTGGATATTTTTCTTGATTAAAATCTTTATTAAAAATTATGTTTGTTCTTGTACTTCTTCTTTTACAATTTAAACAGTAATATCTTTGTTTCCCATGTTGTGTTTTTCCATCTCTATGGATTTTTACAGAATTACAATAAAAGCAACTTACCACATTCTTATCAGAATTATATATTAAAGAGCCTTTTTCTTTCTGTTCTACTTGCATATCTCTATGAATTTTTCTTGTGTTCCTTTTCCATAAATAGTATTATAATAAGTTTTCCAGTAAAAAGCTTGTTCTTTTAAAGTTTTTGGAAGGGGTTTGGGAACTCTTCTATAGTGCATCCTGCACATAATAACACTAAAAGCAATATTAGTAGTTAATAAAAACTCAAGATCTTTTTTATCAGCAGTTGGCAAAACATAATGATTTAAAAAACAAGCCTCCTCTATTTCAGTTAATAGCTTTGGTCTATGACATAAATAATTTTTACATATATCTATTGCTGTGTCCCCCTCCATTTGAAAGAATCCCCTTGCAATAGGTTTTCCAAGTTGCATTAAATACTTATAATTAGACTCAACTAAACCAGTGTTATAAATTAAATTTACTGCATCATTAGAGTAGTATTTTTTATCTAATCTTTTTAAGGTATCTTTTATTATTTTTAAGATCTGAGTTTTGTTCATTATTTCTTTTTTCTTCTCATCATTTTATTTTTTTTCTTTTTAGGTCTACCAACCTTACTTCCATAAGTTCCTTTCCCTTGTGGCATTATCTAGCTCTCCTTACTTTTTTCCTTGTTGTTTTACTATACTTAGCAAACTGTTTTCCAGCTTTACTAGCTTTTCTTTTTTTCCTATTTTCATAAGCTTTCTGACTTGGGGTTAAAGATTTTCTAACACTAGCTGGGAGGTATCTGCCCCTTTTTCTTCTAGGTTTTTTCTTGTCTCCCTTAGAAATATAATCCCATTTTTGATCAGTCCATCTTTTTAAACTTCTTTGAGACTTTTTTAAAGCCATTATTTATAGCCTCCACCCCTTTTTTTATATTCTCTTGCTAACATCTGAGCTTTACGCCCGCTCCACTGCCCAGCTCTTCCACCTTTTGATCCTGCTTTTATTTTATAAAAAAGTCTTTTTCTCATAGTTGGTTTTGTATAATTACCAGCTTTATTGACTGTTGATTTTCTTCTTTTTTTTCTTCTTGCTACCATTTGACTTTATTTGCCCAATAAGCCGCACTCATACGACCTTTTGCTATGTTTTTAGCATGTCTAGCTTTAAAAGATTTTCTTTTTGCTTTCATCCTTGCTGACTCTCCCTTTTTAGGTTTTCCAGCAGTTCTAGCTCCTTGTTGCCCAAATCTAATTAATTTAATTGTTGATCCAGATTTTGCCAAAACCACATGACTTTTAGTTTTATGTCTTGGCGTTCTTTTTGGTTTGTTAAATCCTTTTAATTTAAATCTTTTTAGTCTGGGATCTCTAGCCACTATTTTTTTTCTTCTTCTAAGATCTTTTTTATTTTAACAATCATATCATCATCTTTTTTAGATGGAGTAATTTTTACAACCATTCCAGCAAACCAAAGTATAGCACCAGCTTTTCCCCTTTTTGATACTTGCCTTTCAATCCATTTACTAAGTAAACTCATTTAATTCTCCTTTTTTAATATTTTTTTTAGTCCATCAAATAAAACATCTAACAGAATATCATCTTTATCAGATGGAGACATTTTTACAGCTTTTTCTAAAACCATAAAAGCTAATAAAACCCACTCCCAATTATTGCTTAACCATTCCATTTTTTATTCCTTATATTCATAATTAATAAATATATACTTAAAAGAGCCACAATTACCTGCAAAATCTCATGAATACCAGAGAGGTGAACTAGGTAATTACTAAAGGAAATTGAGGCTATTTTTAGGCTATCCATACTTATTTATTTCCATTTAAACGCCCCTGCATATAATGAACAGATTTTTCAAGTTGATCAATACTCTCATTTAATCTCTCATGCCTTCTGTCTAATTTATCATTTATATCATGCTTAAAAGCATTAATACTATCAATTAACTTTACTGAGATATTCATAGTGTTGGTTAATTCTGATTTCATAGTTGATAAATCTTGTTGAATCTCATCAATATGTGTTGTCTGTGATTTGTTTTCTCTGATAAGGCTTGTAATCATAAAACCAAAGAGCAACATACAGATCCCAATTACACCGAGTTCCCCATAAGCTTCTATAAGAGTAGATGTGTCCATTTATTTAGTAACAACCTTTATTTGCTCATATTTTGAATGTTTATAGCACCACATAGAGCCACTATAAATGTTTGCATTATAATAATGAATAGTAGAGTCTTGATCTATGATTTCTTGGAATACATTTGGAGAGTATTCTTCATCAAGTGCATGCCCCATAATAGACCATCCAGAACATCCAACTATGGTTGAAAGCAAACACCCCACAAAGACAAACTTTATAGGGATGTTGTAAGATGTTGTTGTAACCCAGTTATTTTTCTTCTTTTTCTTCACTCAATGTCTCTCTAAACATTTGTATTAATGCACCTTTTGTAACTTCTAACTGTTCACCAAGAAAACCATTTGACTGGATTTTATCATTTACATTTTTTAAGTGTAAATAAATACCTTTTTGCTTTTCAGTCATTTTATCAAAAAAGTATCGTTTATCGTCAAGTGTTAATTCTGGCTGTTTGTCTTTTGTTTTAGCCATTATTGACTCCTATTGTTATTGTTTAAAGTTTCTTAAAATCCTCTATCGCTAATGCAAGACCATCACTATATGCTTTGGCGTTAGCCATTTCATTATCCCATCTTTTCTTTTCATTTTCTAATTCAGCAAGTGAGTATTCTCTTTCATTGTTTGGCATAGCCTCACCAGTTTCTGAATTCCAACACTTGCACACATAAGCAACATATTCTTGCTTTACTGCATCTTGTTTAGCTTGTACTACTTCACCAGCTTCATTCTTAATTTCTTTTTTAGCTGGAGATATTTCTCTTTCTTTCTTAGCAAAATCTACTGTTTTGCCTTTCTTTTCTTCGTACTTTGACCAATTCATTAGGTTCTCCTATTTAAGTTTGTTCTCTAATTCTGTTACTTTTGATGACAACTCTTGAACTGCTTTTACCAAAGCCCAAATCATTGGTTCTGTATTAGCAGACAACCATTTACCATCGTTTTTTACCATCTCTGGTAACACTTTTTGAGCCTCTTGTGCTATAATACCTTGTCTTTTTTTATCTGTATATTTAAATGGATTATCTTTTTTAAAATTAAATTCAACTATTCTTAATTTATTTATTTCATTAAGACCTTTATCCCATTCTTTAATATTTTCTTTTAATCTACCATCAGAAGTTTGAGACCAAGTATTTCCGTTATCGCCCTGATAAACATCTGTTACACTTGCACCTCCTATTAAAGCAGTATTGCTTCCTTTTCCTACTGCTCCTTTTCCAATGGCAATAGAATTATTATCTGTATTTGTTCCCACATCTGATTCTGAACCAATACAAACATTGTCTCCACCTCCAGTAATGGTATCACCAGCTTGTGAACCTATACAAGTATTGTCATCTGTTGCTGAGTGATTTCCATTTTTTAATGCTTCCCAACCAACTGCTGTATTGTTATTGCTACCAGCAAGCAAGTTTGCTCCAGCCTCATATCCTACTGTAGTATTCCAAGAACCAGTCGTGTTATCTTCTTGACTTTTATAACCAATCGCTGTGTTTTTTTGTCCAGATGATAATGATGATAAAGCATAGCTTCCAACAGCAACTGTTCCATTTGCAGTTGTTGTTGTTGTTCCTAACCTAACTGCACTATCTCCAATAGCGATTATATGAGATGCATCTGAAACATTATCTCCAGCTAAACTACCAATATGAATATTTGAGCCTCCAGTAGTAATATCCTCACCAGCTTCATTTCCAATCGCTATATTATAACTCCCAGTAGTCAAAGATTTTAAAGCTTCACGACCAAGAGCGGTATTAGAAGTTGCAGACCCTTCTATATTTGTTAATGCTTGATAACCAACTGCTGTGTTATAGCTTCCAGTTATATCACTACTTGCTGAATAACCCATTGTATAAGCACCAAGAGATGTGTTCCCACTTCCAGTAGTGATTCCATTAGTATCAGATGGATTATATCCAGAGTAATGTCCTACCAGTGTATTTGTATCGCCAGTAGTAACTTTATAACCAGTATAATAACCTACTCCAACACAACCTGCTGGATGAGTTGCTGAATGAAATGAATTTACCCCTACTGCAACCGAACCATCTGCATCTGTACTGTTAATGCTATAAAGAGAACCACCACCAACAGACACTAAGGCAGTTGAAGTTGTAGCTGTTGTAATCGCACCAGAGCCAATGGCTATGTTTGCAGTTCCAGATGTAAGATTAGTTGCGGCTTGTCTCCCAATAGCTGTATTATATCCCCCAGTAGTAATATCTAGCAAAGCTGAACTTCCTACTGCTGTATTTCCAGAATGACTTTGCCCACTTGCTCCTAGTCCAGCAGAATGACCAATTAAAGTATTTTCTATTCCAGTAACATTTCTATAACCAGCCATAGTACCAACGCCAACATTTTTAGCGTTTTCATCAGCATCCATGTTTTGACTATAAAGAGATTCAGCACCTATTGCTGTTGTTTGGTTTCCAATTGTTTCAGAACCTAATGCAATATGCCCTATAGCAACATTAGAATCCCCAGTAGTAAGACCATCTAAAGATTCTGCTCCCATTGAAGTATTTTTTTGACCGCTTGTTATTGACAGTCCACTTACATAACCCACAGCAGTATTAGATTGCTCTCCATCTACACCAGTTAAAGCACTTAATGTTTGATAGCCTACTGCTGTGTTTCTATCGCCAACTGTCAATGAATCCATACTTTCATAGCCTATTGCAGTATTATATTGACCAGCAGTTAAAGCGTTTGCAGCTGCATATCCCACAGCAACAGTTCCTTGTGCATCTGATGTTAAATTGCCTCTACAAGCCGCAGCTCCTATTGCAACTACTCTTTGAGGATTTGTTGCACCATCTATTGCATTTACACCCATAGCAACATTATAATCTCCAGTAGTTACCGCATGACCAGAATTATGCCCAAAAAAAGAATTAAAATCTCCACCAGTTGCTAAATCATCTCCAGCAATATTTCCAAATACTGTATTTCCAGTACCACCATCATTATTAGATAATGAAATGCGAGAGTCAGTATCAAGCTTAAAAGATGATTGTAAATCTAATTGGATATTAAATACTCCATTTTCACCTATTTGCAAAGAGCCAGAACTTCCCCCAACTCCTTCAATAAATAATTCATCCCCATCTGTTTTAATATCATAATCTCTCGCACTACTTGCAGTTGCTTCAAGCCTTAAAGCAGGAGTTGCTGATTTTAAATGAACTAATGTACTTGGAGACGCAGTACCAACCCCAAGTGAGCCATTTATATGTACTTTATCTGTTGCTAGTTTTAATGCAAATGTAGTTCCATTGTCTCCATCTTTTACATCTACTAAAGTTGTTCCATTTCCCCCACCATCTGTATCTACATGTAATAATTGCTCATAAGATGATGCTATTGATTGATTTCCTAAAGCCGCCATAATTCTCTCCTTTCCATGAGATTTTTTCCTAGTCTATTTCTAGGGGTTATCAAATTCTAAGTATGTCCTTCCTTCTTGTGCAAATGACTGTAGCTGATCAGACCAATTAGGAGTATCTCCTGCAAAATCTCCTACTAATCCAGATAAACTAGACTGAGATGATCCTACAGCAGTTGCAAAAGCTAATTTTAAAGCAGAATTAACTGATAAATTAGATGTCCCTGCTGTAGCATTTGCCCAAGCTCTTAACATAGTGCTAAGTGATCCACTATATCCAGCAGATTCTAAACCTAATCTTAAACATGTGTTAAATGATTTTCCAGTTGCATCTGTTCCAGCTAAGTCTGCAAAGTATTCTTTTAAAATTGTGTTATTACTTAATGCCATAATTCTTTTAGGTTAAGGGTCTAAATAAATAGACCCATAACCTTTTTATTTTATTAGTTGATCAAGTTACCTTGTGTTGTAATTCTACACCATAAGTGTCTGCAAGTTCTGCTGTTCCACAGAATATGCTTCCAACATAATCAGTCCTAAGAGCCGCGGCTTTTCTTTCCACTTCTACTCTCATCATTGGTCCTGCATAGCCAAAACCTATAGCCATCTTTGAGAATACAGCACCTATTGCATTGTTTGAAGAGATTGAAATCTCTGGTGTTGTATAAACATCAATTCCAGCTAAAGTTCCTAAGAACCCAGTTTTTAGCATGTCATCTTGTGAGCTTGGTGATCCTCCAAACTGATTAGAAGTTACCAAGTCATTTGATAAACCGTATGTCCCGTATACAGCTCTGGGATGATGCACCATAGCATAGGGAGCTGGAGCTGATTCAGCTTGTAAAGTTCCCAATGCCGCAAATATATCATCAACAGATATACCATTACTTGTGTCATTAGATGTGTTTGAGAAATTGTCAAAGTTGGCTACAATCAATGAGTCTACCTTCGCCGCTATTGCATTCCCGACTAGCTCTCCAGCAATTCCAGTCACATCATTTGCATTAGACAATACAGCTTCATCATGGATAGGCACTCTGATAGAATACATATCTAAAGTAATTGTCTTTTTAACTGAATCAAGTTCTGTTGCACCAATCTCATTTGAATCATGCTCTGAATGAGACGCAACATCTGCACTTGTTACAGTTGCACTACCTAAGTTATAAACTGGGAAAGTGATTGTATCAGCTTTCTCTCTTGATTCCATCATTACTAATGGGGTTGTCACATTGGATTTGGAAAAGTGTACCATCGCATCCGATAGCACCTCAACCAGTGAACCAGCTAAATCCCCAGTGTCATTTACTGCCATTGTTATCTCCTTTTAAAGATTCTATCCCACTGCTCTTGGCTTATATGACTAAAAGAAGATCTGATCTTATTAGGAGTCTTGTCTTTACCTACTGACAAAGAAAAACCATCCTCGAAAGGAACTTCTTTTCCATCTAATTGGTATCTCATGCCATCCCTTGTGTTGGAAGCAGTTACTCTTCCTTTTGTGGGATCTTCAAACCCATGTAAGTTTGTAGCTTGTTTAGGTTTGGGATTGTCTAAAGGCATTCTTTACTTTTTGATAAATGGATAAGTCAATTTTACCTTTTTGATAGTCTCTAGCCGCATCTAATAAGCTTCTATAGCCTTGTGTAGAACTGGCTGGGGTTGAACTATCAACAGAGGGAACATTGTTTTTATTATTAATTATTTTTGAATGAACAACCTTTAATTGTTGGTAATTCATTCCTTTAAAAGCCTCCCTATCTTCTTCTGGGAAGTCTAAAAGCATTTTTTCAGTCTCAGCATTTTCAAAAGAAACAAAGTTTTCATATTTAGGCATAATGTCATCTAATTTATTCTTAGCTTCTTCATACAGCTTTTTATATTCTTCCTTTTTTTCTAACTCTTCCAGTCTTTGTGTTTCAAATTTCTGTTCAAGTTCTTTTGCTCGTGATTCTGCTTTTGCAATTCTATCTTTCTTTTGCATTATTTCTCGCAACAACTCAGACTCTCGATTGCTTAAAGATTCTGATGCTTCTTGGTTTTCAGTTACCAACTCTTGCTCATTCTCTTGAGCTACTTCTGTTTCAGACATAAAGTCTCCTTTTGTTCATCATAATATAATATAGAAATAAACCTTTATAAAATACCTACCTTGCTTTATTGAATTTTTTTCTATCTTCTTCAAATTTTTCTAATAGTGATTTAAACCTAATCCCATTATCTCCATCAAATGATTTTTTATGATCATGTTCTCCACTTCTTATTCTATAAGGAATCTGTTTTGGAAAAGCTCTGCACTTGTTTTCTCCAAAATAATGATAACATTCTATGCACTGTGTAGATATTGGCATTATCTAAACCTCTCTATATATCTTTCTAAATAATTTTTTATAATTGATGGCAGTTTTTCATTATTTACATACATAGCAAATGACTCAGCAAATAACTCTCTATTATTTACAGAAGCATATTCAGATATTTTAAAAATTGTTCCATCTTCTTTTACTTTATTATATATTTCTATCCATTCATCATTCCATTTTCTTCTAATTTCTTCAGTAATGTTTTTATTTTTTAAAACAGAATAACCATTTCTCATTCCAGTATATTGGTCATGGATAACATGTCCAATTTCATGATCAATAATGCTTTTAGCTATATTATTTTTGTTTAAAACATTATGTCTTTTGTATTTTGACTGTTTTTTCTTCAATGCTTCTAATTGATCTAATTCATTTTGATAAGTTTTTATCCAGAAAGCATTTCCTTTTTCTTTAGCTTCTTTTAAAAGATTTTTAGTTTCAAAAATTAATCTATCATAACTGTTGTTCCAGTTTGTATTAGTAGTTTTATAACCTTCTGATAATCTCTTTTTTGTAAAATGTGATTGATTAATTCTTAAACTTACACCATTTGCAGATGCCCAAGCTCTTCCCCTTCTCCATTTTATTTGTCGTAATCTGTTTAAATTATATTTTTCAAAGTTATTTTTTAATGATTGAGTTATTTCATTTAAAACATCTATATCTTTTATTGATCCAAGTATAACTCTATCAGCAATATTTTCTTTCATCCAAGCTAAAGAATCTTTAACAGATTTATGCTTTCCTCCCATTTTAAAGTCAGTTGCTTTTCTAGGTTGCTGACTTCTCAAAATAGGTTGTTCTACTTCTCTGTCTTTATAATCAACTGGTAATAATTGACATCTACAGTTATATCTACAAATACTAAAGCCAGACTGGGGCAATCCAACAGTTTTCCAGAACTCTAATGAATCTACTTCCCCATGTCTAGGCTGACAGTCTGCACATACTCTTTTATCCCCAATGGCTGTCCATCTATATTGTTTTACTCCTGCTTTTTCAAATGTACTTCTGGAAGCATTACCTCCAGAGATTCCTATTCCACTTTGAACAGTGTTTTTTATTTGATTTCTGTAATTACCAAATAACCTTCCACCAGTTCTTAAATCATTTATTAAAACATCTTTAATAGCTTTGTTGTCCATTCCAGATGCTTTCATAGTAGATATTAACCCTTGCAGATCCATTGTAGTCTCTCCTGCAATAGTTGAGAGCTGTTCTCCTATGCTAATAACTAAATTAGGCATCTCTTAAAAGTTTTTCTATCCTAAGCTCAACAGCTTTTAAAGATTGTTGTTCTGCTTTTTTAGATATTCCAAACCATTCTCTCTTAGGAAGATTCCCTGCCCCAGTTTGGTGGTATAGACCTATTTGTTGATTAGTTACCTTTCCCCTTAATTGTTTTTTACCCGGATGGATATTGACAAACTGTTTGCTTTTACTAGCTCTTGATCTGACTAGCCTTCTCATTTTATCTTCATCAACTAATATAGTATCATGCCCCTTTCTTTTTATAGTTGATTTTTTGAGAGATTTCATTTGAGTTCCTTTAAATCCTATTCCCTTATTTAATCTTTCAAAGTGATCTTTTACAATAATGTCTCCAGCAAAGTTTAATTCTTTACTGAGATCTAGTTTTATTTTACTAAGATCAAAATGCTTTTCTAATACCAGTGCTTTGCTCACATTCTTCTCAATATCTTTTCAGCAAACTTCTTTCCTTCTTTTGAGGCTTTTTGTATTTCATCTAAATGCTCTTTTAAAAAAGCATCCCCTAATGATAATAAATAACCTTCTGGATCTTTTAATAAAGCATCAATGTCTATTACTTCTAGGATGTTATCTGCATTTTTATCTACTTCCTCATTTAACAGATCCATCTTATCTAAGTAATTATTGATTAACTTCGCCAAGTTTTCTTAATCCTTCAAATGTAGGAACTGCTGGAGCTTGTTCTTCTGGTTCTTGTGGTTGCTCTTGTTCAATCTCTTCCATCTTCTGATCAATCTCAATGTCTGGCAGATCTGGATTAAAATGCCTCATAAGCTCTTTTTGGGTCATAATCCCGTTCTCTAACATAAACAAAAGCTTATCTTTTTCTGCACTCCAGTCATCTGGAAAGCTTGTTTCTGCAAAGTCTACAGCATAAGACTCATCAAATACTCTGTTAGTATGAACCTCAATTATTTTCCTATCAACCATGTATCTCATTTCTTCAAACTCTTGAAACACTGGAATATCAGACTCTCTGCTTTCAATGTTTTCAATGCTTAATATTTTAAGAGCTTGTCCACTTGGAATCTGTCCTTTTTCTCCCCATCTAACAGATAGAGCATGATTCTGACCAGTGACATTTAATAATTGCTTAATTCCTTCAATCATACTGGGGATGTTGCTTGGAGGAGCTACAAAGTCCATAGAGCTACCTTCTGGCAAAGATATTAATCTATCTACCCCCCACCTTAGATCTGGAACAGCTTGGTCAATGCCAGTAATAACTGGTGATCCCATTTGATAACGAGTAGCCAACATGACTTCTGTAAATGCTATTGAAGCATGTAGAGAAGCAAAAACAACATCATAAGAATGATAAGGAAATGAAGCTCTACTAATAGGATTAACCCCATAAGGATTGATCATTTCAGTATTATCTCCTATTGGGTACATTCTACCTTCTAAGTCAAATTTAAAGTGCATCCCTTGTTCCCCATCTCTATCCTCAGACCAGAAAACAAATTGTCTGTCTCCATTTTCTTTTTTCTCTATCTCATAACTGTAACCATGTGGCTCACTATCTCCTATGTGATAATACTCTTTAACAAATGGCAATATATGGTATTCTATTCTTTGTTTTCTTTCATTCCATGTAGACTTCATGTGCATGTTTCCAAGTAACCAACAAAGCTCAGAGAATACCCTAGACTGAGAATTTAAATGATAGGTAAAGTCCATATACTCTTCTGCTATTTCTCCACCTATAAACCTCTCTGCTGGTTTTTTATATAGCATCATTCTAGCTCTTGCAAATCTAGGAACTAATCTCAATGGCAACACTGGGATCTGTGATAAAGTAGTTCCGGGAAAGTATTGCTCTATGTGAGCTTCCATGTTTTGATTGTAATAAAAATCTAGTGCAGTCTCTCTTTTAGCATACTCTTCTTTTAACAAAGCATCTTCTGCATTTTTAACACTATATAAAACTGCCTCTCTTCCTAGATCTGGGATTGTTATTTTATCATGATATTCCATTTTTTACCATTCCATGCTTATTGGTTGTCTATTAACTATTGGATATTTGTAAGCAATATAATAACTACTTGCATCTAGCATGTGAGTTAATGCTATATCACTCTTGTCTATTTTCCCATCCCTTGTTCTTTGGACTTGCTCTAAGTCTTTTATCAAATACCTACATTGTGGATCTACTGTCATCCTAATTCTTCCATTACTGTCTTTTAACATTCTATTAAGTGCATTAAGTCTATCAATAACTGGAGGGTTGCTCTTCTTAGCTACAACATGAAAGCCGTGATCTTTAAGAATTTGATGATCCGATCTGTTGCTGGTTGTTGATCTAGCTGATCCTGCACTGTCTGGATAACATAAAGTATATGGAGCAACCTTCTTCATTTCTCTAGCCATTTCCTCTGTGTTGCTGTTTGTCAGTCGTATTTCTTTTAAATAGTGAATTGAATCTGACTGCTCCATAATAAGCACTGCACTCATAGCACTAACATTAAAGTCTAGACCCCATACTAAGTTATCTGTTTTATGAACAGCTTTTCTTATGTGGGTTTTCCTATCAAAATTGTATGCGGCTCTGTTTCCAGTAGTCTCAAATGACCCCAGAAATTCTGTTTTAAATGCTCTCTCATCCATTAAGCCTCTGGCTTTGTCTATCTCTTCTTGAGACACATAACCACCCTCAACAGTTGTGTAATGCCATGATTCCCAGTCTGGATTAGCTCCTTGTCCTAGCATATAAGCATCATATAAATGATCATAGCCATTAGGAGTTCCAATAAATAAAGCCTCTCCATCTGTAGTTGTAAGCATAGGATAAACAATTTCATCCCAGACATGTGGTTTGATGTAGCTGTATTCTTCTAAAACCACCATGTTAAGACCAGCTCCCCGCAAATTATTCTCCTGCTCTGCTCCTTTTATTGCAATCTCTGAGTTATTAGGAAGCTTTATAAGCAATTCACTTTCATTTATTTGACAATCATAGTCTCTGAATATAGATCTCATCAGTTTCCATGTTGTTGTCTTTCCTTGTCTATAGGTGGGGGTAATTATCCAGCGTCTTTCATCTTCTAGGATAGGCTTAGTTAAAAGCCATATTAAACTTAAATGAGACTTTCCAAATCTTCTACCAGCTACAAGAACTTTTCTTTTAGCTTTTGATTCAATGATTTCTCTTCTTTTCTTATCTATTTTCCAGCTAATCAATGGACATTATTTGTATAGGTTCTGATTTATGAGTTACTTCCTTAAACTCTCTGCTCTTTCCTTCTAGCCTCTCTATTATGAATTGAATTGCTCTCATATCACCCCTCTCAGCTAGTTGAAACAACTTCCCTACAACTTTGTCTCTTCTTTCCACATCATCTATTTTTGTAAAACTATATTGCTTTATTAAATCACTATATGCACTTCTTCTTCCTTTTGGGTTTCCAGATTGCCCCTTCTTCCATCTGTTCCCAAGTTTATTCCCTTTTGCAAATTGACCGTTAGGCTGTTTGTTCACTGTTTGTTTTTTATTCATATTCTACTAATGCCATTACAAATGCTTTATTTAATTTTTCCACTAATTCTTTTACTTTAGGAGTGTCAATCTCATAAACATCAAATTCTAATCTATAGTTATGAGTAGACTTTAAATTTTTAATACCCACTAGCTCAGTGGTTAAGACTATCCCTTCTTCTTTATTTGGCATGTGAAAAGAGTGTAATCATACTTTGTAATTTAAATGATGAATAAACCTTTTAACAATATTATCTTTTAAATTTTGGATCTAAAATAACTGGGACAGCGTTTCTCCATGCTATGCTATGATGTAGTCTTTTATTATTTCCATTTAATGACCTTATTTTAACAGAACTAGGTGAACACATAAGGCTGTAGAAGCTTTTTATATAAGTTCCAGTCTTTAAATATATATCAGTCATCCCTCCTGCATTTGTTTGAGTGTCTTTTTGATTTATAGATGCTAAATGAGTTGTAAAAAATAACTTTCCCTTACTTCCTAAAGTTAGATAAGTATTTACATCATCATTTAATGTGCCATAGAATTTAAATGGTCTATCTGTTGAGCAAATAAAACTGTTCATGGCTTTTCTTTTCAATCCTCCATCTTTTGCAAATTTGTTCTGAGAGCCTCCAATAAAGTCTCCTCCTTGTGATAATGCAATAGATGTAACTGTAGTTTTAGACATAAAATCAATTAGACTGTCAAAAACATGATCAAGATTATGAACTTGTTTATATTTTAATTTATCTTTTAAGACATATCTATACTCAAAGTCTTTGTAATCATCATCTAATTGAATGAAATATTTTATATTTAACTTTTTAGCTATATCAAAACAAGCATTTCTAACATAAACATCAGATCTTTTTTCATTAAAGTTGTCAAACCTATCAATTTTTTTTGATATTTCTTTTTTACTAAACATTACAACTTCATCAAAATTATTATAATATTGATCTGCTGTTTTGTCCTCATCATCTATTAAAATAATTATTCTACCATTATAGCCACATTTTTTTAATGATCTGGCTGTTATAAGGTTGTTAGCTCTTCCATGTGAAAGAATAAATGCACAAAAGTTTTTATTCTTCATATTCTTGTAAATATTCTTTTTTTATTTCAGTGCATAATTTGACATAGCCTTTGCTTATAGCTTTTTCAAAATCAATGATAACCAGTGCTGAGTCCTCCATAAGTTCCTGCATTTCTTTTGATGAATGAGAATAATAATCAGCAATTTTTTCATAATTAAAAATTAAATGTCTATAAGTAGCAAACATTAAAAACATTTTCTCTTCATCAGATATAGATGCTTTTTTTATTTTAGATATTAATTTATTTGACTGTGATTTATCATATAACTCTAAAATATTAGGTTTTTTGTTTTTTGGTTGATAATGTGGTATCTCTACTTTTTTTGTATATTTACCATCATCACTGTTTTTATTTTTAAATAAGCTAAATTGCTTCATAGCAGTCTGGACATGTTTTCTTTTTTTTCCCTATAGTTGGCATAATATTGTTTGAGTATTTAGTATATCTTCTTCTGCTTCTAAACTTCTCAACTTTTTCCCATAAACATTTACATTGATCACATACAAAAACATATTTATCAGTATTATCAGCTTTCCACTTTTTATTTTTTCTTTCAAAGCTTCTATACCTCCAATGATCTTGCATTTTCAGTATGTAGTCAATTATATGCTCATCATCCATTATTTAAGATATTTACTCAAGTGCTGTAGTCCCTTTGCTTCTGGGTTTTCCTTTTTAAATGTTTCAAAATCAACTCCACCCCCTTTATAGTCTGTTCCTTCTTCATAAGCTGTTATAACATTATTTATAGCCTTGTTTGGAGCTTTGTTTGTGTAATCAACAGCACAACAGCTAGATCCCTTTTGTAGATCCCATTTAGTGCTAGGAAGTTCTCTCTTTCCACATTTACTGCAATAAGCTTTGTAATATGCTCCAGATGGTACTTTATCAAATTTATCCTCTATTGGCTGATATGTCTTTTTTTTTACTTTCCATTCTTTATCATTTTTAAGCCATTTAGATAATCTTCTTTTTATATCAAATGTTTTCTGCATTTCAAATCTCATCTTCCTGCCATTTTCATTTGATTCAGTCCAATAATCAATAAAACTATCTACTTGATTTTCCCCAGCATCTAAGTCTATTGCAATTTTTAAAGATTGATTTTTAAACTCCTGCTCTCTTATTTCTTTATCTTTAACCTTATCTTTATCTTTATCTTTATCTTTAGGGGTTATATTTTTATTTTTAAGGGTATCTATACCCTTTAACAAACCTTTTTCATCTAATCTTTTAATAACTGATAAATGAGGTTTACTGTTTTCCTTTAACACTCCATATTGAAATTCAATAAAGCTTGGGATGTAGTATTGATCTTCTCCTTGTATATAATTCATCTTTTTTTGGATCATTTCTGGTAGGTCCTTAAATGCCACCTTTTCACCTATGAAGAACTCTGCGGCTTCCCAGTCTGCATCCCAGATTCCAGCATGATCACATTTAGTGAGTATATAAATCCAGAGTAGTTTGTTTTTAGTTGTTAGCTTTCTAAACCAAGCCTTATCCCATATTTTTGTGTCTATAAATCTTTTTGCCATTGTTTTTGCTCCTTTTTTAGTTGTTTTTTTATTTTATTGTGATTTTAAGCCATAAACTTTTTTTTCATATTTTCCATGTGTCCATGCACTTCTTTTTTTACACGCCTAAGATAAAGCTGATACTCATCAAAGTCATCAAAAATTCTAGTTGTAATTACACCTATTAACTCTATAAATACAGATTCTATTTGAACTAATTTTCTTTTTTTAAATTTTTTATGTTTTAATTTTTCAAATAATGTTGTTGTTGCATCTTTTAATAAAATTATACTGTGTTTTAATTCTTCTTCTCTAGTAACCATTGTTATTTTCTCCTAATAATTATATTTTTCTAGTTCTTGCTCTAATTGTTCTTTTATTGCTTTGTAATCCCATAGGCTTTTATCTATTGTATTTGCTCTTCTTTTTAGTTTAGTGAGCCTTGATCTGCCTAAAGCTTTTTCTGCCCAGTCTTTAGCCTCTAAGGGATGCTTATGCCACCAATATAAATGGCAACCTAAACACAAAGCCTTTACATTTAATAATTCAAATTGCATTTTAGGGAATTTACCTCTAGGGTAAATGTGGGAAGCATGAAGATTCTCAGTTTTCCCACATTTTAGACATCTTTTATCCCTTAATAAAACAATCTGTCTGACTAATTTGCTCAGTTTAACTTTTTGATGCTTTTTCATAATTCCTTCTATCTAGCTCTTTCATTCTTTTATGTGCATAACCATTAATTTGTATAATCCCTTTCCTTAAAAGATCATGATAAAATCTAACTATAGCAAATCTTCCTTTTAATCTAGTATAGTTTTCTTTATACCCCACCAGAACCCCCAAATAAATCATCCTCTAGCTCTTCTAATGTTTGCTCTTTTGGCTGTTCAGTGATTTCAGTATTGTCACTTGATGGCTTTTTAAATCCATTGTTAATAAATTCTACAGTTTTTTCCATACCACAAGCAATCTGAAACATATAAGGAATAATCCTTTTAATTTCATCTACCATGTCTTTATGATCTGTGCTAGTGGTTGTTTGAGCTACAAGCCTAGTAGCATTATTAAAAGCCATTCCCCATCTGATGTCATCCTCTCTACTGCTTTTGATAGGTTCTTTTGTATTAGGATTTATAATTTTAGCCCTAATACTTTTTACATCATCAGATGTAGCTGGTCTAACATCCCAGACCATTCTCCCATTTGAAGTGGTTTTCATATTAATATAAACATTCTCATTTTTTTGAAAATCATTTATTTTTTTAAATAAAGTCTCAGACATCTTAAAGTCAAACTCATTGTCTGGATTTATTTTATAGGATTCTTCTCCTTGTGTTGGTATTGCTAAACCTTTATTTTTTGCTTCTATTGAAAAGTCTAAAAAGGTTTTACCATCAAACTGTCTTGCTTCTCCAACAACACTAGCAGGGTCTTGTAATAGTTCTAAAACTATTGGATTGTCTAGGTGATGTTGTTTTTTTAGTTGTAAAAATGCCATTTTAAGCTCCTTTTATTTTAATAAAATTATAAATTACCACTAATGCTAAAACTATAAGCCAAACTCTCATAGATCTATCTAGCCAATAATTAAGCACATCTAATAAGTCATCTAAAAAGTTAATCATTATTTACTCCTTTTTTTTCAATAAATGTGGGCATGTAAGTCTTTTCTCCTATTCTTCTTAATAACCAAGATGATGATCTTGTATGCTCTCTTGATACGCCCATGTATTTACTTTTATTTTTAATTAATATCTCATACAGATCAAGTGTTTTATTTTCTCTTTTACTCATAATACTTTCTACTGTATAAAATAGTCTCTACAGTCTTTTTTATTTTGTTGAGTTCTTTGTTTATTTTATTGAATTTAATTGAAATATACCACCTTAATAAATAATGATAGATAATAGTTAATATTGCTATATAAACTAAAGTAGCCACATCAAAACCATTTTCTATCAATGATTCAAACCAATATTTCATTTTTTACTCCTTAATCCTTCAATAAATACACTGATGACAAATATAAAAAAAGTAACTATTGCAATAAAAATTCCAATCTGTAATAAAGAACTTGCAAACAAACTCAAATTCATATTCCACTCCCAGAACTCTCCAGCATAAACTCCTAATAACATAAAGCCTCCTAAAATAAAATAGTTTGATTTTTATTAGGTTCTGGATTAATAGCAAAATATTGAGAATATCTTTTTCCATTTAATGCTACAATAGTTTTTGATCCTATTTCCATCCCCTGCTTTTTTAAGTCATTTATTCTACTAGCTAACCTCATACATCCAAATAGGTTAAAAGCCTCTAAACTTGTAAGCTTAAAGCCTTCATTTAAATAATTCTTGATCTCTTGATTTTGACTCATTTTGCCCCCTTTATTTTGATTCTGATTGATTAGTAATTTTATTTCTTAAATCTTTATATGGCATTTCATTTTCGACAACTCCATACATTTGAATAAAATGATCTATACATTCTAACAGCATGTCATATTCTTTTTGATTTAAAAAAGCATGATGTTTTGGAGTATTTTCTATCTTATCCCTATCTCCATTGTACATGTCATTTACAGTTTTATCATAAGCCTTTTGAAATCTATTAGAAATGCTATTGATTCTTTTACATAAAGCCTTAAAGTGATTTAACTTAGCAGTATCACTGTCCAGATTTTCCCCCTCTGTTATAGTCAATAAAGACTGAACAGAATTAAATAGATTCATAAAATTAGTCTCTAGCTCTAAGTATTGCTCTTCACTATGCTCTCTTATCATAATTAACTCCCTTTTATTTTTTTTAAAATAAATTCTTGATATGCTTCCCCATAATATTCTAACTCTTGTAATGTTTTCCCATATTCAGTATTTAAATGACATTTTTTAAATTTCTTTCCACTTTCACAAGGGCATTTTTGGTTTCTTTTCATTTTCGCTCCAATAGTTTGTTTATTTTATTAGGATCAACAATTTCACCTAAAAAATTGTCTTTAACACTTAATATTTTAATATTTGGACAACCACCCAAATCAATGTGCCATCCAGACTTTTTAGCATCTTGATATTGTAGTAATAACCTCCTAAGATTATCATCTATCAATACACCAAAGTCTAAATCTGGATGATCAAACTCCACCTCCATTGAAAACCTTTGAACCTTAGCACATTTATTACACATTTTCATATAGGTATTATATTGTCTTTCAGTAAACTTTTTGTCACAATGTATGCAAGTCATTTTATACCTTTTTAGACAATATTGTTGCTTTTGTATGACACCATTCTTGAGTATTTCTAGCAAATTTTAAAAACTCTGGTTTTATGTTACAACACTTTTTACAGCTATCCTTTTGAGTAGCTTGAACTGTTTTAGTTTTTCCACCTATAGCAGTATGTTGCTCCATCAAAGTTTTCATACCATCCTGCTCTACTTTTGACAACATCTTAATTACAAGATTTTCTACACTTCTATTTATCCCATCATAAGCATTAGGAGACAACCTAAATCCCCTATCTCTGATTAGTTTTTTTATTTTACTTTTTTGAATATAATTGCTCACTATTTTCCCCTTTTTACTTCTACCCAAAAAGCCTCATTTAAGAGGCTAATTGGGTTTGTTATTTGTTTATTATTTATATTTATTGAATAATCCTCTTTCATTTCTGTATTTATATGGTCTGCTTTCTAGTAAAGGAACTTCTTTGCTGTTTTCTCCTTCACTATCCCATACTTGATAAAATACATTAGCACTACAACCTCTATTAATATTAAATAATATTTGCCAAGCAAAATCACAGTTTGAAATTGAAGTTCTTTCAACATCACATTCAAAATCAGTATTTGAGTATTCTAAATCTAATGTACTTGTTAGCATATTTGGTCTTGACTTAATTACAATTTTATCTCCAGTAAAAACAAGATCACAAAGCCTGTAGCTTTTTTCTTCATCAATCTTTTTAAATCTTTCAGATAAAGTTGTTCTTTCCCTTCTTTCTAGAGTCATTTCTTTTACTTCATGTATAGACTGCTCACTTATTTCTTTTTCACTTCCCCCAGATAAAACTACTTCCCATGTTAGTGGAAAATTTTTAAGAAATTCATATTTTTTTATGTCTTTGTTTTTCATTATTTACTCCCTTTAAGATAATAATCTAAATCGCTAGATGTTAAAATATCATTAACTATTTCTTTTGCCTTTGATAAAGTCTTATAAGCCCCTACATAACCATCTCTATCCGGGTGAGGTTGCCAAGTAATATTTTCTGTATAAATTCCAACTCTCCAAGTTCCATGCAATTTTGATATTACAACATCAAAGTCCTTATCAAAATCCCATGCTGTGTAACAGGGAAACCAAGAATCCTGTTTAATATATTCTAATTTACTTTTCATTATTTGCTCCCTTTGTTTCTAAAATTATTAAAATATTCTATTTCTTCATCAGTTCTATTTTCAACATCTTTAACTTTTTCTGCCCATTGAACAGCATCTTTATATAAGCTATTAACATAATACCTTACATCTCTCCATCTTGGTTTATCTAATTTTGTAAGTTCACCTAATTTTTTATATTCATAATTTCCAGCAACTATTCCATATACAAAAGATCCTTTATCATAAGCCTCATTTCCCCATTCCCTACATAATTTATAATTACCATTTGGGTTATGAAGATGAAAGTATACAGTATGTTTTGCAGTCATACCTTTATCATTTGTTGCTATATCAAAAACATATTCTGTTATTTTATTTTCTTTTCTTGCTTGTTTGTAAGTCATTTTATGCTCCTATTTTGTTAAAAATTAAACTATTCACATAACAAATATAGTAATAAATATTGAAAAGTCAAAGGGTTTTAAAAAAAATTTAAAGGGTTAAACTCATTAGAGGGGACTAAGGGGAGCAAAGTAGTTGTGAATAGGTATGACAACGGAGCAAGGCTGTCAAAACTCCCCTTAGTTGTAGGGAAAAATATAGTGATTATTTATTAGAAATCAAAACTCCTCAATAATTTTCATATTAACTGAAAAGGTATCAAATGCAACTTGCCTCATAGATAAAGAATTTTGATTAAATCTAGCAAAAATATGTTCTGACTCTGCCCCATTTCCAGCAGAGCTGTTATCAATACTAAAAATAAATGGCAATCCATTTCCATTAGTCATATTCCAGACATCTTCAACAACTGCATCATCAGCTAACTGATTTGATGTGTATTCATCTGGCATGACATCTGTAGAAGCTAAATGGCTAAATGACATATCATAAGAAATCCTGCCCCCATAAATGTTCTGAGGAAAAGATGAGACTGAAAATGGAGATTTAGATGTAGAACTTGCCAACCTTCCAAAATTAGTAATATTAGAATATTTTTGACCCCCTAAACTTTCATTTATTTTAACCCCATCAAAAGTAATTGATCTGGTAACTGCTAAATCTGGACTTACTGGCATATCATAAAACTGACCTATCATAATACAGCCAATAGATAAATCTGTTGATGTAAATGTTCCATCACTTCCCTCAAATTGTAAACCAAAAAACTGATCACTATTTTCTGTAAATGTAATAATAGTTGATCCATTTGTAGCTGGAGTAACCAGAAAAGGATCTGATCCAGTTATAGTATCAGCATTGACAATCTCTGTTCCTTGTATTTCAGTTGCACTAGCATCATGATCTATCACATTTATTCTGTTTTCATTAGATGATGAAGCTAATCTAAAAGATGCTCCTGCACTTACCATGTTATGATTTAAGATAGCTAAAAAGCTATATTTTTTGGATGTATCTCCTTTGTCAATAATTACTCCAACATGTCCATCAGTATCAGCACTTGTTTCAAAAGTAACTAAATTTAAAGGGTTCATATCAAACAACTCTGCTTCTGATCCAGTCACAAAAGTTCCCATAAATCCAGATCCAGTTGCCATTACATCAAAATTTCCATCTTGTGCAACTCCTCTTGATAATCTGTAGCTAATATCATCCACATAAAATCTAGGGGTTCTTATATTCATATTTGCCATATTTATCTCCTATGAAATTTGTTTAGCTTTAATTTTTAATTCTCCCCTAGATCTTGATGTTGTTATGATCATAAAATTAATACTTGACCAACTACCAGAGTTATATCCAAAAGGGGTCTCTGGGTACATATTATTGTTATCAAATTGAAGAATAGATCCAACTTCCAAGTCATAAAAAGCTGGATTAACTAAGGTAAAATCAATTTCTAGTTTTATATCTCCAAATAAATTATAATAATGACTTATAAATGTTTGCAGTGTTCCAGAAGCAAATTCAACATCATCTGGGTTTTTTACAAAATCCAATGTAAATGTTTTTATATTTTCTTTTGTTTGAATATTATATTTAGTTCTAGTAGCATCTACTTTGTGAGTTTCTTGTTTTCTATGTTCAGCTATTGCAGGATGCCTTCCAAAGTTTACAACCATACTTGTAAATATTTCTCTAAAGTCTACATGCCTTAAACTTACATCTGCTATATCATTTTTTGATAAAGTGGTTATTTCTCCAGAGCTATATGAGTTTTTAACATAAATATATTGAGGCTTTGTTGAATCTCCTTGCTTAAATCTAAAAATAAAACATCCTTCAAACTGCATTTTTTCAAGAACTTCTTTTAAGTCAAATTCTTTATTAATCCATACCCTTACATCCCAGTCACTTCTATTACTATTTAAGCTTGTCCATCCATCAATGTTTGTATTTGGACTTGTTGCAACATCTAAGCCAGTAAACCTATTTAATAAATCTAAATGAGCCTCATGAATTTCTAAAGCTCTAGCGTTACTTTGCCCAGTAATTCCTTGTGTTAAACCATCATTTGCAATATATAATTTTTTAGGAGGTTTTTTCTCTTCTCTACTCGCTACAATTTTTATACTATAAATTTTAAATTTTCCTGCCACTGCACTAGCTGTAAATCCATCCCAGATCATAAATACAAAAATTTTATCTCCATTATTAGATGAATAAGGTATTTTTATAGTATTTTTAGAAACATCAGCAGTAATGTTATTATCTACAAAATTTTCTGATGGTGTTCCTACTGCTAAAATAGCTTTCCCTCCATCAGTTGTTTCATCCCATTCATATTCAAATTCTAAAATATTTAAATTTCTAGTGGTAAATATTTCCTCATTATCTTCATGAGAAATAGCTGTAGTGTTAAATGCTCCTCTAGTTACTGTTAATGTATTTGAAGAAACATTTGTTATTGTCATTATTTCTTCTTTTAACTTAATCACTGCACCTTCAAAAATATCATTAGTGCTAAAACCACTATCTATGTCAAATGATGTTGCAGTTGCATTAAAATCAGAGTTATTTACTTTTATTTCATTTTGATCAGAATCAACAACCTTTTTAAAAGACTCCTCATCTTCTGGAATATTAATATCAAAAACATATCCAGCTAATAATGTTGAGCTTGTTGATGCAGTAAATTGAGCAAATGTGCTAGAATTTCCATCAATCATGTTTGCTGTGTTTGATGCTGTAATTCCAGAGTCTAACTGATATTCAGTCAATTTATTTGGACTTACTGTAAAAATATGTCTACATAAAGGGTTAGCTTTTGCATGATCAGCATTGTCTGTGTTTACAGTTGTGTTTATTGCATCTAATAAAGGAACAAAAACATTAAATTGCTCATTATAAATAGCCAACTCTGCTTCTGCACTTGCACTATTTGCATTTGTGTAAAGAGCAAATCCCTCATGAATTTTATTAAACTCTACTGGTCTATAAGCATAGGAAGTTAAATCAGTTACATCTTGAGGACTTGCCAAAGTAGAGGCTGAATTTCTTGTATAATTACCATAAGCAATAGGAACTATTTTTCTTTTATCTGTTGTCCTTGTGTCTGGAATAGTTATCATGTTCCAAGGTCTGTGGCTATTCATCCTTATATTTAATTTTTGCCCATCTGTTGTGATGCTTACAATTCTAAATGATCCAATTTGAGTTGGAGTGTCCTCATTTATCTTTGAGTGAACTGTACACTCTCTGTTAATATAAGCATTTGTGCCTCCAAATAGCTCCTTACTGATCAAATCTCCTTGATAGGTAAAGTCTGGTATGCTTATAGTTATTCCACTTGTTTTAGCTGTACTTCTCATTAAGTCAATAGACTCTCTGATGCTAGGACTGTTTAATATTACACCATGATAAAAATTAGAACTATAAGTAACATCTGAAAATGCAAAATATAAAAATCCACTATTATTATTGGATAATTTAAAAAGCCAATTTTCTCTGATATTCCCTAGCTTTATTGAAGTCCCAAAAGCCATTATGTCTCTAAGGTTGCCCTGTTATCTGATAAAGCTGATTGAATTGCAGGAATAATTGTATCAACAACAGTATCATCAACTAATGGAGCTGAAATATTTAAGGTTATATTGTTCCCCATGTTGCCAGTAAGATTTTCCTGCTGTGCTTGATTTAAAATCACCTCTCCCGGAGTAAGCATGGCTGGTACTGAGTCTGTGTTTCCTTGACCCGGAACTATACCACCTTCTGCAAAGTTTCTGGCTATTGTGCTAGACATCAATGATCCAAAAGCCGCACCCCCAGCTATAGCCAAAGGTGCTGAAATAATTGGAGGGAGTGGGGTAGTAGATAAAAATTTACTAATATAAAAAGCTACTGCTTTTTGTACTTCTCCACTAACAAAAGATATAGTAGCTTGTTTTGCCGCTTTCTCAGAGGCAAATAAAGCATCTGAGGTTGAGTTAATTGCACCAGCAGAAGCTATAGCAGAAGCTACAGCAGTATCTAAATTTTCATTAAAAACCTTAAAATTATCAGAAGTGTCTTTTGTTTTGGCTTCTACTAATCCTAATGATTCTGCTAATTGTGGATATTCTTTTATTAATTTTTTTATATTTTCAGATTCTAACTCTTGAGCCTCTAATCTTTCTTGAGAGCTAGTTAAAAAAGTCAAGAATGGATCTACTTGGAAAGCTTCTTCCATCATCTGGTTCATTTCTTCCATATCAACTTTTAAATCATCCATAATTTCAGCTTGTTCAGATGGAACAACTACAATAGGTCTTTCTGCTAAAGGCTTTGCTGTTTCTTGAAATTTTGCTAGTGCATCATCAAAACCCAACAATGCTTGACTAGCATGATAAGCCGCATTAGCACTATCTGAAAAAGCTCTGCCCTTAAAAAACTCAGTTTCATTTAATTCTTTTGCTTTTAATCTTAATTCTACAAGTTGATCTCTTAAAGATTTATTTGCATCTACACTTATATTTAATTTTGCTGTGTATTCATCCAAAACTGCTTGTGCATTTTCTTGCTCTTCATAAAACTCTAAAGTTGATGATTTACTTTTACCAGATATTTCAATTAACTCTGTTAAATCTGAAACAAAACTAGCTGTACCTCCTGCAACTCTTGTAATAATTGGACTTAATTTCTCTCCTATTGCAATAGATAATGACTCCATTGATACAGATAATTGAGCTACTTTGTCTTTTGTTGTTAATTGTTCATCCCCTAATCCTTTAACTAAGTCATTAGCTGACTTCATAGCCTCATTAACAAAAGCTTGTTTTCTTTCTTGATCTGTTAATTCACTTACACTTTTATTAATAGAACTAGCAAAATTTTTATTAGCAACATCAACATCAATCATGATACCTAAATTATCTAACATCATTTTTGACTGTCTACCTAAACCAGTTACTAATGATTCAACCCCAAACCTTGTGTCCTGCCCTAATGCTGATGCTAATCTTTGAGCAACATCAAACATGTCTGCCATTTGATCTTCATTTTCTGCAATACCTAAAAGCATGGCATTATTTGCCTGTTGCATTAATTCAATAGAGCTAACTGTTCCATCAGTTGCTTTTGTAAACTTGTCTAGTGCATTAGCAGAAAAGCCAGAAGAACTTGCTAAATTTTCAAATCCAGTAGATACAGCTTCAAACCTTCCAAAATCTTCAATAGACTTAGCAACCCCAGCTATAACTCTTTCAATAGCAACAAAAGCTGTGACAGCTCCTCCAACAGTCTTAGCCATTTTACCTATAGACTGCTCTACACTTCCTAACCTTCTTTGAGCTTGTTGTTGTCCTTTTACACTTAACTTAATATTTAAATTTTTATCTGCCATTTTTCTTGTCTGCTTTATTTTTTAAGGCTAAACCCATTTCATTTTTAATAATATTAAACATTGTTAATTTATCTGCACTTGTCTCATCTAATGTTTTTCCCAGTGGAATGTTGTAATCAGTGACATAATGATACTCATTTATTAAGTTGAAATATTCATCATTAATAACATAAATAGGATTAGCAAATATGGGTAAAAGATAAAAAAGTTGCTGTCCAACAGAGTAATCATCTTTTGTTGCAACCAATTCAATTTCCTCCCAAATATCATCTTCTGTAATAAAATCCTTTCTTTTTTTTGTAATAGGGGATAAAGCTGTGTAGGGTAATATTAATTGATCATGTGGCTTTTTATTAAAAATCCAATACCAAACAGTGTAGCTTAATCCCCATCTCCTTTTTTTTCCTTGTCACTGTAACCTAAATAATCCATTAGACATTGAGTCAAAATTTTAATTTGATCTACATAATCAAATTTTTCTAAATCTTTTTCTGGATCATTAAAAGCTAACTCAGCTACAAAGGCTAATAAAGTATTGTATTCTTTTTGTTTTACATTTTTAGGGTCTTTATAAACATCAGAAAACCAGCCTTGTAAAGTGAGCTTGTCTTTATAGGTTATTTCTTTTACAATTATTTCTTTTTTATTGTGTTTTATTTTCATTGATTAGCAAGTTACTTCAATTAAATCAGCACTGGATGTTATTCCAGATCCTATTGCTTTTACAGAAATATCTAACATCATTACACTTCCTTCATTAAAAGCAACATCTGTGATAATTGATTTAGGCATCTGAAATTCAAAAGCACCATCACCGGGATCATTATCACTTCCCATCAATGTTATGCCAGTTGATGTTCCAGTTGTTTGTGAATTAAAAGCATTAAACATTCCAACAAAGTTATCATCATAGACAACACTAAAACTAGCTGTAGCTCCAACTTCTCCAGATCTGGTTGCAACCTCAAAACCTCCAGCAGATATTCCACTAAAGACAACTGGATTGACTAAATCAAGACTAAAAGAGCTTAGTACTGCATTTGCTGTTCCTGCTATAATTCTGTCATCTGCATCCCAGCTACTCATAAAATAATTATTTTTTGTAATAACTGTATCAATAGCAGTAGTTGCATCTATTAAACTTTCAACAGTGCTTCCACTTTGAAAAGTAGCACTAAATTTGACTCTACCACCTTCTGTCCCTGCATCTCCAGAAAAACTTAATGAGGTACATAAACAGTCTTTAAATGTTAAATCTGCATTAGTTCCCATAGCTGATTTAAAAACTATTGTTAAAATCTGATTTGATGTGGTTGTTGTTCCAGACTTATAACTAGCAGAAGCTACATTAGAAGCTAAAACATAAGGAACACCAGCATCTAAGGTGAAATGAGATAATAATAAATCTAACACCTCAGTTGTAGCTGTCCCACTTACACTAAATTCCTTTACACTTTGAGTAATTGACTGATGAAAATCAGTTTCTTGTAATACTCTTGATCCACTTTTAACATCCAGAGCTTGTACTACTCCTAATGTTGGTGACCCTATAGAATCCACATCCACTGCAAGAAAACTATTTCCAGAAGCTCCATTGGCTGTGCCATAAGCATCTTGTTCTGCAATTAAAAATGAA